GTCGGTTCCTTCTTTCCTAATAAGGCTTGTACCGCTTGGTTGCGCCGTTTTAAAGCATAATCCAAACTCATCCCATTCAATGCTTATTGCAGGGAGGTCACCCCGCAATGATTCCGTACCATCCATGATTGACTTCCGAATCCCTACTTCCGGGAGTGTTATCCCCCTTTTATCGGCATACATTTTCAAACCATCTTGGAACTTTAAGTCATTGACTGAAATTATAGCTAAACTGTACAATTTCTCACTCAATTTCATTTGATTCATCATCGCCTCACGCAGAGGACGATTTAGCCTTAAAAACAGTTTCTCCGAGTATGCAGGACGGATTCGGTACATGTCGCTGTCTTTCCGCCAAATAAAGCCTAAAAAAGACATACCATCAGGTGTGTCCAATTTTTTTACATACTTTGCCTTCAGTCCAGCGGCATTATAAGCATCCATTAAAAATGTAGACTTATCCGCACCCATCTTACTGTGTTTACCATCTTTGCTGGTTAAATACTGTACAAATTCCTTACGAATACCCAACACACAATCATCGCCATGAATGACGCTGACCACCTGTGAAGCACACGTAAAAATAGTAGAATAATCTGCATAAGCCAATGGTGATGAACCATTAGCAACCAACTGAACAGAAAAATCAAAATTCACAAAGATACTTGCAAAACTATTTATGATAGTAGTTAAATAGTGTCCGCTTGGATTTAAACCCAATCGGGGTCGACAAACTTCATCCACTAGTTCAATGTGGTCGCCAATACGGACGAGTTTTGAGCCCGCCAATACTTCTCGTTCAAAAACACACGCAGGATGTTTTGCATCAATACGCATAACATGACACCACGAATCATAAGCTATACCAATAAGCTGCGAAGATAAACGTAAATCCATGGAACTGACATCAGCCTCATATAATTCACAACCTTCCAACTTACTGGCTATCTTTTGATGACCACCATGAACAAGACAAAATCCCAAAATAAGAGGATTCGCAGTACCACAAGATTCAGTAAAATGATAAGCTTTAGTGTGGGTCATACGTTGAACCAACTCCAAAACCATGTCACCTCCCCATATCAAGCGTTGCCGCATTTCTTCTACTTTTTGGTACGTTGTATGCTCTTCTTTCATAAACATATTGAAAATGGGACAATACCCCTCTCCTTCTTGCTGTACCTCACCTGAATTTACACTCTCAACTTGTTTTTTCAACCATTCAGAA